AAATACGTAGCTTTGAGGGGCTAGAACCAACAATATCATTCTGATTGATGTGGCTTTTTAACGCTTCTATGACAGCCGTCATTTCCATGCGATTATTCGTCGTCACAGATGCACCGCCGGACTTGCAGTAATAGTCGTGAAGACCGTCATCTCGTTTTTTCGTTGTATCTACAATCGCGAAAGCCCAGCCGCCCGGACCATCAGGATTTTTCAAACAAGAACCGTCTGTATAGATTGTAATAATTTCCATTTTAAGCGACCTCCTCTACGTAACGACCATCCGGGTCGTTCGGACCGCGACCTTTATAAGTAATGCCTGCTTCTTCGAGCGCACGACCATAGAAATTGTCGTCAAGACCTAAAACGCTTGCAAGATGGCCTTCAAGTAGTCGCAAAATCGCAAGGCGTGAGTTATGTAAGTTGATTTCTGTTTGAGTTTTCCCGTCAAAGCCAATAATATCAATACTATTGATTGAAACAGTCGGATCTTGAGGGTCAAAAGTCACCGAAACATCGACGACGCATTCAATATCAGGCCACACAGTACTTCCGTGCTCATCTTCTAAAGATGTTGTATAGTTAATACGCATATTTCACCGTAAAAATATCTCTTGTACTTTAGAAGCGTTTTTTCTAAAGCGTTGAAAATATTATATAAAAATAATAACTGGAGTTCTTCAGGTATTACGCAGAGCCGCGCGACTTTCGTTCAGCACTTCAATCGCCTCGCTTTTTATTTTCGCGTTGTCCAAGTCGTCGTCGAGTGATAAGGAGTCAATGTAATTTTGTACTGCCGTATCAAGGGAAGCTATCTTTGTTACTACTCTTTTGTCGTGCGTAGCTGTTGCGGCTTTAGGTGCTTCAATCGACACGCCACAAGCACCGTAATCGGTGAAAGTCTGCTTCAATTCTGCCAGTTCGCGTGTGGTCATCTGTTCACCACGATAACGCACGTAATTTCCCTGACATGCCATGATAAGAGAGTCCTCATCCATGCCTGAGACGTCAATAAAATAAGGCGCTTTGCTAGGTATCTGTAGAATGTTCTTATCAGTGCTATCAATAATCAAAAAACCTGAGCGCGTTGATATATCGCCCCAATGATGATGCGCGATAGCGCCAATTGAGCAAATACCGCCGTAAAACGTCTTGAAGTTATGATAATGACCAGCAAATACGCGATTGAAGCCAAAATCAGTTAGTTCTTTTGGTGTTAGCTCATTGCCGGAAAGCATAGGCAAGACACCATCGATACCGTAATGAATGAACACGTCCATACGCTCATGATTTTTGTGAGCTTTTAAAGTGTTCAAACCATCTAAAACACCCGCTTTTTCATAACGCCACGGAACAAAGCCCAACAATGCGCCTTTAAAGTCAATGGTCGTCGGTTCGTTAATGACATGAAACCTGTGATCGCCGTTTGCGCCTTTCACAACCCAGCCATTCATGTTCTCGATTGCCGACGACAATTCATTGGTGTCACGCGACTTAAGATCGTGATTGCCCGGTATTGCCAGAATATCCATTTTCGTGAGGATTTTTTCGATAGTCGCTCGCGTAGGATTGAGTACTTCCGGGTCGATGACACCACGAAGATGAAAAAGATCGCCCGCCATTACCATAAACTCTGCGCCTTTTTCCAAACCAACCGACGCGGCGCGCTCCATTTCAGATAAAATAATTTGAAGCCGCGAATTTACTCCGTTTGGCAATATCTTTGAGAATAGAGACCAATTATGAGCATGAATATCAGATACCACAACGTACTTTGTCATGTTTTGACTTTCATAATTTTGAAAAACTATGACTTCTGTATAGCGTTTTCGCGTATGGATTTGCGCAGGTTAATTCATTCATTTTAATTTTGTTGATCCTAAAGAAATTCGAAAGTGATCGATTGTCAAGCACCGAAGTAAAGTACCTGCTTTATTTCTTGCCTGAATTGATTTTGCGTTACTGCCGAAGAAATTATCTAACTTGGTAACATATTTATCGCCTGTGTCGCGAACATAAACGCCAACGACATTGACGCCTTGTCTTTTTAGTTTCAGCAACAAATCGTATTCTAATGCCCAGCCTGCGGTGTGTTTCGACAAGGCTTCAGAGTTGGTTTTTTCTTCATTTTTAAACATTTGTGACTGCTTATACCATGCCAGATATACATCTTTGCCGTCAGACAACGTGTAATAGGCTCCTAATATCCTTCGGCCTTTCTTTATAATCTTCCGATTGTTCAGCGCTTTCATCGAGTAAAGCTCCGTGTAAATTGTAATTATAAATACCTTGTTGGCCGCGAATTATTAGCGGTCGAATGAATTCTCTAGGTTCTCTTAATCTCCAGGCATATCTGTCGACTTCCCAGAAACCGTAAGATTGTTCTTCATTGCTGACATCATCCATAAATTCCGGCGTCATTAGCTGAAACGAGTCCACAATAACCGAGCCGAGAAGATAGCCATGCGGTAAATACGGTAGATCCGGCATGTCCAATCTTTCGTAAAATTTTTTGAAATGTTCAGAATAAAAATAATCGCGTTGAGCTCGTGTTATATTGCGCGTCGAAGCGATACCTATGCGCTGACCGATAATTGACTTCGGCGGCGCCCAACCACGAGTTTCAAATATTTTATAACCTCGCACCACCAATGTAGCGAAAGGTTGCCAAATCGATATAACTTTCATTGGTTCTTCTCCGTGTAATAACCCCAAGTAACACGGAGAAGAATCGGCGTTAATAGTTCATCTTAACTACGATGTCGATTAGGCGTTTTACTTAGATTTACTGACTTCAATCTCACCAATCGTCTCGTATTCGGACTTTTTAGGCAATAACGCTTTCAGTTTATTAAAACCTGTCTCACCTTCTGCCTCTATTTGCCGCGCAAGAGTTTCTTTGTTGATGCTTTTGCCCTCGAACTTGACAGAGCCGGGTGCACCTGAACGCTCAATAAATTGGTGCTCGTCAAGATACTCAATCAACGAACGCTCTACATCAAAATGACCTGAACCATCTTCTTGAAACATAAATCTCCACGTGGCTTTTTTAAACGGCGCGGCGATTTTGTTCTTTACGAATGTTCCGGTAATTTCCATCCCAATCGGCGCGTCAATTTTAGGTTTTTTAATTTTTTTTGCCGACAGTCGAAGACGTTGACTATAATAAAACTCTGGCGCGTTTCCGCCTGTTGTTGTGTTGCTATCGCCGTATATAACGCCAATTTTACTACGAAGTTGGTTCAAAACGATAACGCATGCATCGTATTTCTCGGCCATCATCGCCAGGACTTTAAAATGAGTAGATGTGGCTTTTGCCAACGCCAGATGATCACTCATGTTTAGTTTTTCAGGGTCACGCAGTTCGCCTTTGTCATCATAAAGTGTTGACCTTGGTATCATAGCCGCAAGACTGTCAAAAACCCATACGATCGGCGCTGTATTGGCTATCAACTTTTTTTCGCGAATAGAAGCAACGACTTTGTTAAAAATTGCTATTGATTGCTCAAACGTATCTGGCTTTTTGTAAACCCAAGCTCTGTCTGTCACCAAACCCATATTAATTGCAAGTCTGGTTGAAAACGAATGTTCGTGATCCATAAAACAAGCAATTCCGCCTGCTTTCTGCGCCGCAATCATAACTTTTGTCGCTATTGCGGTTTTCCCCGAAGAAGCCGGTCCGGCGATTTCAATTAAACGACCAACCGGAAATCCTCTGTCCCAATCGCTTGTTGAAGCTTCATTAAGCGGCGGATAACCAGTGTCAAGAAAACGCGTTACTGTCGCCTCCTCGTCGTTTTCGCCAATAACACCTGCAAGTGCTTCCATTATATTGGATGCGGACATAAATTTCTCCTATAGTTATCGACGGAATTTCGGAAACACCGAAATCCAATCGTCGAATTTCGTCAAAAATGATTGAAACAAAAGAAGTTCGCAAAACCGGCGAAACTTCGCTTTATTCGGCGTGCCGGTATCAACTCTAAAATCTGACATTTCAGGTCGCGCATCTGATCGCAAGTCAATCAATCGAATATTAGCGAGAAATTTTAACGCCTTGTCTTCATCTTCGACAAGACGCCGAAATTTCACAGGCAATTTTTCGAGATCAAGATCGCGGTCGAAAATGACGCGATTTGAGAAATCGCGAAACGAGCCGTAAGTATTCAAGAATTCAATTGCGCCTTTTTCACCGATGCCGCCTACGCCTTTGATGTTATCGCCTGGCTCTCCGGCAAGTGCTTTCATTTCAACAAGTTGTTGTGGATTATCAAGGCCAACAATGTCTTTAAAATTCGCTTGGCGAATTACAATCTGCTTGTTTAAGTCTTTGACTACAACGCCATTATCGACAAGCTGAAACCAATCGCTATCGCGCGTAATAAGCAATACTTTTTTACCCGCTTTTCGATAACGTTCAGTGAGTATGGCTGCTAAATCATCAGCTTCCATATTCAAAGCATTTACTTGCGCAATGCCAAGCAAACGCAACGCTAGTCGAATATGCGGTACTTGTTGACGATAAGCGCGGCGTTGCTCTTGCATTTTTATCTGCGAAGGCGTTTCGGCCTGTTTCCGATTTGCTTTATATTCGGGATAAATGTCGTAACGCCATGAATGGCCGTCCCAAAGCACTATCGGTAAATAGTCCGAATGATCTGAAGCCAGATCATGCAAAAATCGTAAAAAACCGTAGATCGCATGAACAGGTTGATCGCCTATCTTCAATGGTTTTAAGGCGTTACCCATATTACCGAGCGAATTTCCGTCAATGAGCATAACATTTTGATACATTGTAAAACCTCATACACCACGATGTTGAATTCATCGTGGTGTTTGTTTTGATATCGCGGCGGACGGCAGATAACACCGCGATATCTTATTTACTTGTTTTTCAACGCGTTCAGCCCAATGCGTTCAGCTCTGCAAGGATTTTATCAGTTTCATCTGAGGAAAGATCACTAGTATCCTCTTCCTCTGCGACTTCAATGACGCCTTCTTCGATCAACGGCTCATGCTTTTTAGCTACCGCAGCTTCGGATTTCATCTTGAAAGCTGACAATTCGGGGTCGTCTTCGGGAGCAACAGTAGCCTCTTTAACAACCGCGCTTGACGACTTAAGCACATTGTCTTCAATTGCGAGCGTTTCACCGCCGACACCGTTAAGATCAATACCTGATGTACTTGCAATCGCAGCAAGAGCTTTCTTTTCTTCGCCGCGAAAATAATTAGTTCTAACGAAGCTAATCAAATCAACAGCCTGTTTCATTTGTTCTTCTGTTACTGGCGCTGACTTGCCGGGAGCGATCATGACGGTGTATTCTGTGTTAAGACCTTTGCCGTCACGTTTAATGACGATATCATGACCTTGCTGCGGATCAGTAATATCTTCGCCGTCATCGTCAAACATTTCGATAAGGTCGAGAATTTTAGCAAATGTACCCTTAGTGAGTTCAAGCACTTCGACCTTGTTGTTATCGTCACGATTGACAACATTGATCAAGATAGTCTGTCGGGCACGCCAGCTTTCATAAAGCTTTTGACTATCTGAATCTGGAGCCGTAGCAATTGCTCTTTCAATTGCTGTATTAACAACTGATGGTTCGCCGAAAGTTGTCGTTGGATCTCCAACAACTGCAATGGGTTTTCCGTTGACGGCGGCCTTAATCCAATGAACGCCTAATTCTACCCACCATTCGCCATTATTCTTTTTAACCCACTCGGCGTTTATTGGAGTCAAAATGCGATAAAGATTTCGGCCGTCTTTCGGTTTAATTGTTTTGTTGGTGTTTTTTTGATATTTGTTTTTGGCGGTTTCAATACGCGCACGAAGTGCAGCACTTAGAGCCATAGTTTGTTTCCTTAGTTGTAGCTTTTAAGTTAATGTTTTTGCTTTCGATTATGATAAATTAATAAGCATATAAAGAAATAGGGATATGCAGAAATAAGCATTTCCGCATAAACTCTTTTCTGTTGTTATTTCAGAGCGTTACCTTGAAGATATCGTTCTAAAGCTATTATAGCGTTTTGATGTATGGAATTACGCTGGGTTGTTCTCGTCTTAATCGATTTGGTCGTCAGCGTTTTGCATTTTATTTTTCATGCGTTGAACTTCTCGATCCTTTGCGGCGGAGAGAATATCTTCCCGAGTTTTCTTTTCCATAATTCGGATGTCGCCCTTACGTTCTTCACGCGAGATCAAACCTTGTTGAACGAGCATGTCGCGTCTATGACGAAATCCCTCAACAGCGATTTTCGCAATAGCCTCAACGCGTTTTGCTTTTGACAGTTTCAGTTTTAGATCAATGATATCCTCATCAAGAGCAACCATATTGCCAAGCATCGCTTCTGTTATCTTTTCGCCTGACGCTGCAGCCTCGTCGCGCTTCGCTTTGTAAACATCCGCCTCGGCCTTTTCTAACTTGAGTTTGACGAGATCAACCTGCGCCGATGCTTGTGCGGCCAATACGCCATAGTAAGCGAATAAACCAGCTTGATTCATCATAGCAGTGGTTAAATCAAGATCACTGTAGCTGAGGTCTTTTACAAGATTTTCGTGATCAATAAAGTTTTTTAACGTGATTGTATTCATATTCTTTAATCTCTTTCTTCTCTTCTAGCTTCAAATAAACAAGCTTTAAGCGAGTAATTCTGCAACGCTTGTGAAAACGTCATTCATGTTGTTTTGCTTTTCTTCGTCATGAAAAATTTCACCCGGCGAAAACGCTACGACAAAGTTGCAATCGTATTTTGCGCTATAGACAACCGTACCGGCATGATCTGAAACCTTGCCTTTCAGATCGGGTATAAATTGTCGCGCGACTGTCGAGCCGAGCAGAACGATAATAGGCGGATGAAGTAAGTCGATTTCTCGCTCAAGATATGGACGATACGTTTTGATTTCGTCTGCGGTTATCGCTGAAGCCCGTTTTGGTCGTTTGATGAGCGACGTCCAATAAACGTCTTTCTTTGAAAGACCGACTTCTTCTAAAGCCTCTAATACCGCTCCGCATGATGTTGATGCACCTAATACACCGGCACTTTCGTCGCTATTCGTAGGCGCATCCGCAATAATCATAAAACTCGCGGTCTTTCCCATGTAAGGAACGATGGGTTGTCCATCAACGCTAGTAGAGCCGGGTCCGAATAACTCTCGATATTCATCGACAACTTTTGATAATTCAGCCTTTGTATCTTTATCGATATTCATTTCATGCTTGATAGGTACGTAAGCTGCCACAAGCCCTGGAAGTAACTCAATTTGGTCTTTAATACGTGACGGATCATTTACCGGAGGTTGACTTAACTCAATACGAGCGAACGCGCCGACTTTATCAAGAGCTTCTTGGTGACGTGAATTGCATTTGCGCTTTTCGACACGCGCCAAGAAATCTGCTTTGCTTTTAAAAGCACCTGCTTTTCGCGCCGCAACGATAGCGTCGACTGTTTTAATCGATAGACCCTTGATGCGTTGAAGAGGCATAACAAGGCGAGCAGATGTGACGATTTCAAAGCGATCGGTCGATATGTTAATGTCAGGCATCGACACATCGATGCCGTCAAGCTTCGCGTCACGTATCAAATGAGGCAGTTTATCTTCATCAAGAAGCGATAGCGCTGCGGCGTAGAACTCAACTGTGTGATAAGTTTTAAGCCACATAACCTGATAAGAAACGAGCGTATATTCGACTGAGTGGCTTTTATTAAAGCCATAACCGGCAAAACCTTCGATCTTATCGAATAATCGACCCGCCCACCTTTCATCAACACCGATAGTCGCGACACAGCCTTGAATAAACTTGTCACGCTCTTTAGCCATCTCTTCGGGCAGCTTTTTACCCATGATTTTTCTTAATTTATCGGCCGCTGCTGCGCTATAGCCTGCGATTGCACGTGCAACTTGCATGACCTGTTCCTGATAAACAATCACGCCGTTTGTCTCTTCAAGAATTGGCTCCATCAGAGGATGATCATAGTCGATCATCTCCATACCTTGTTTGCGCTGCCAAAAAGAGTCCATCATACCCGACTCCATCGGACCCGGTCGATAAAGAGCAGTTGCTGCCGATATGTCCGCAAAAGTAATTTTTCCGCCTGCACCGAGATTTTTTAGCAATCGACGCATACCCGCGGACTCGAACTGAAAGACGCCTGTTGTCTTCGCCTTTGCGAAGTTTTCAAGCACCTTGTCGTCAGTTAATGATATTGCGGCCAGATCAGGTCTTTTTCCGGTTCTCTCTTCAATATAATCAAGCGTTAATTTAATTTGGTCGAGAGTGCGTAATCCAAGTAAGTCAACTTTTATTAAACCTTGATCTTCAACAACTCGTTTGTCCCAACAGACGGCTGAGGTGTCTTTTCTCTGCTCGACAACAGCGCGATCAGTTAAATCACAGCCTGCAACAACAATGCCCGCCGCGTGTTGCGACATGTTTCTAATCGTGCCTTCAAGCTGCTGCATAACATCCCAAAAGCCCTTATATTTGTCCGCAAAAGTCGCAATTTCCGCGACTTGTTCATAACAATCTTTCAATGACGTTGTCGCGCCATGCAGCTTTGGAACAAACTTTGAAACGCAATAATCTTTTTCAGGTATTCCCGCGACGCGACTTACATCGCGTATCGATGAGGCTGCAGCTAACGTGCCAAAGTTTGAAACACCCGCTACGCGTTCTTTACCGTATTTTTTAACGAGATAATCGACAATCTCGTGGCGCCGCTCTGACATAAAATCGAGATCGGCGTCAGGCAAATCCAAGCGATCAGGATTAATAAAACGTTCAAACAGCAAGCCAAAACGTATCGGATCGCAATCTGTTATGCCCATCAGATAAGCGACAAGCGAGCCGCCGACAGAACCACGACCTGGACCGACTAAGATATGATTGCTTTTCGCATAACGGACAATGTCTTGAACCAAAAGAAAATAGCCGGAAAACTTGAGCTTTTTCAAAATGCCTAGCTCATAGATCAATCGCTCTTTGTATGTGGTTTTTAGCTCGGTAGCCGAAGGCTTATGACCAAATACTTCCTTGCTAAAACGCTCCTTCCAGCCCTTCGCACACTCTCGTGTTACTGCCGCAAACTCGTCTGCGGCCATGCGAGGCAGTGATACGTCGGCTTTTTGCCATAGATAACTGACACCGTCGACGAGTTTATCGGTGTTTTGAATTGCTTCATAAATAATCTTATTCGCGTCTACGACGACGCCACGAGCTTTCAAATGTTTTGCTGCTTTTTGGCCGTGCCTAACAAAATCAACGGCGTTCATGACATGAAAGTCTCGTTGAAAACGCGAACGAAACCATGCGTCGGTTATCTTCTGATTTGCGCAAACCGCCGTCATGATTTCTTGCGCATCTGCTTCGCCTTTGACATAAAAAGCCGGTCTGATAGCAAGTAACGGTAAATCAAAGGCGTTTGCTTTAGCGATTGCAATCTCATTCATGCGACCGAAATACGGTGCGTCATCAAGCACAATCGGCGAAAACACTGTTTCAACGTGAGCCTTGATTGATTTTATAATGTTATCGCAATTTTCATGCGCAAGAACCGACTCTGTGTCGCCTAAGACAACGAAAAGATCCTCTCGACCAACACTTGCAAGAGCCTTATAAAGCTCTTCAAAACCGACTTTCGCTACATAATAGAAATGATCATTGTCATTGCCCAATGTCAAAAGCCTGAAAATCGCTTTCAAGCCCGACTCTGTTCGAGCAACTAAGGTCAAAAAATAAGCTTGAGGCATATCGGACTTCTTTTCGCCTTTGGCCGCTCGCCATAAAGGATCGTCGCTAAGCCTTATCCTCACGCCTATAATGGGTTTGATTTCAACTTTCTGCGCTTTACGCGTAAAATCAATCATGGCCGTAATCGACATTGTATCGTTTAGCATTACGGCCTTTGCGTCTGTTTTTTTTGCCTCTTCTATTAATTTATCAACGGTAAGAATACTTTCACCGATCGAGAAATCGGTTCTCGCGTCAAGAACTGCATACATTTAAACCTCGTTATTCATTCGATTGCTCCGGTGTCGATGTTTTCTTGATTGCTCTTTAAAGCGATAACACCGTCTACGCGACGTATTGCGCCTACATGCTCTAAAGCCTGTGCAGCTATTCTTGCGTGAACTTTTGCTGTGTCTTCTTTCCACGAAAACTTAGTCATAAACGCCGCGACTAATTGATCAGAATTGATCGGCTTTTTCGTGCGAATGAGTAAATGACAAAGCAAGCTTAGGTATTTCGGCCCTTTGCTTTCAAAAGGATTGATGTTATTTCGAATTGAACCGCAAATATCATCAGCCGACACATCAAGCCTTTTTAATAAATTCTGCGTTTTTTTCGGTAATACCAATGAGGTATCCCCATTAGCATCGACAACAATCTTTTGTTTCTTTTTCGGTACATGAATACCATACTTAGATCGCAACTCATTTTTTACAGTTAAACTTGCCTTTTCGCATTGTTCAAAAAACGGGCAATTGCGACATACGTCGTCAACGTCAAAAGCGATTGACGAACCAAAGCAACCGGGAGCGAAAGTTGGAACATTCATGATCGCACCTAAAGAGAAATGGCTTGATTACGTATTTCTTTTATGATGCGATCCCGTTCGCCTCGTCGCGCTCCCATAAGTGTAAAAATGATATTAGCGCTCACACGTCTAACGGCCGCATAATTTTGACCTTTTGACCGCGCGTATTTTGCTTTTTCGACCAAATCATCGAGTGCCCTTACAAGCTCAATAGGCGGGTGACGCAAAAAGTTGACGAATTGCTTGGCGCGATCTGAAAGATTGCGGGTGACAAGATCATAACAGCTTTCACGCTCAATAATCGCCAAAGGTGAGGAATTCTTGTCTGTCGAAAGCTCAATACAAAAATCCGACTCGTCATTTTGCGTTGAAGTGCCTGACGCCGGTAACGAATTTATTTGCGCTGCTGGCTCTGTCTCATAATTATTTGCGATGAAACGATTGATATGGCGTAACATACCTGTGTGCAAAAACGTCGAAAACGATGCACCCTTGCTTGGATCGTATCTATTAACAGCCTCAATCCAAGCAATCGACAGCTCTTGCTTTATCTCGTCAAACGCATCTTTGTAGTCAACACCTAAGTGCGAGAGACGTTTAAAAGCAATTTTCTTTGCTAGGTTATTTATCTGTTTTTCGCTATACGAGTATTCACGCCACTCTTCGTTCATTTATTTTTTCCTATCCATTTTCACCAAAAACTCTGTCGACAAGACCTTGAATGGTTTTTTTGTCGATACGAGAAAGACGATTGCAGAAGGCCAAACGAATGCCCTCTTTCCATCTACCGCCGAAAGCGATGCCAAGTTTCGCCGCTGAAATTAATTCGCGCGTACTGATGGTTGTTGAAATTTCACCTTTTGAAAAAGAACCGCGCACATCATTAGCTATCCGCACTAATCGCGCCGCGTCGTCACGAGCCATCATCGCCTGAGAAACGAGCACCTGAGTTTCGTTTCTAGCTTCCATATACGGCACTTCTTCAGTGATATCGAAACGAGAAAAATTCGCGGCATTCATAATCTGCGTACCGCTGTAAAGGCCTGTCTCATCACCGCCGCCATTTGTGTTGCCTGTTGCAACAAAGCGAAATTCAGGATGCGGAACGATACGACGCAAATGAGCGGGCGCGTCTTTGACAATGAGATTTTGCCCTTCAAGAACCGGCTGATAAACAGCAGTCACAGCAGGCATAGCGAAGTCATACTCGTCGGCGCAATAAACCCAGCCGTTGATCATTGCCATCATGAGCGGACCAGGTTGATAGAATGTGCTGCCGTCACGAACCGTCCATTGTCCGAGAACGTCGCTTTCTTGCATGTTCATTGTGTGTTGAACGCGTACAAACGGTCTGCCGGTTCTTGCTGCAGCTTCTTGCAAAATTGTCGTTTTGCCTGTGCCGTGCATGCCCCATAAGTAAATAGGCATATTGAGCTCAAAACCGATGATTATTTTTTTAAGCAGATCAATGTTGTAAACATAGCCGTCTTTTGACGTAGGCAGATAATCAAGCGCTAAACCTTTATGTCCTTCAAAAACGGTAATCGTAATAGGATTGCCTTCTGAAGTGTAAGCGGCTGCCGCCTTGCCCAACTCGAAGACTTCATTGAAATGCCGACTACTTTTTGTCAGAGGTGACGCAACAAATTCGTCCTTTTGAAATTCACCAGAAAAGAAGTCAATCTTGTTGGTTTTTTCCTCTGCTTCGTGACCAGATTGTTTATTCTTGTTTTTGTTCTTGTTCTTGTTACGGATGTTTTCGAGAATACGTTCGGCTTTCTTCGACAAAAGAGGCGCATCAGGATATGTTTGCTTATACTTTGCTACCGTCCATGTATCCGGATATTTTTCTATCAAATACTGCGCAATCGAATGAACCTCGACACCGTCAATCATACATTTAATAGGTGCTTCGTCGTCTTCTGCGGTTTTAACTTCAGCTTTTGTTTCGACATCGGCTTTGGTTTTGACCTTAGCGTCAGTTTCACGTTCAAGCAGTTCGGTTGTCATGTTTTTATTCCTCGTTTAAAAAGACAAGTAAATGATATAACGAATGAGCGCGGAATATCGTAGGTTACGTGATAAACTTCATCACGTAACCTTGAAAAACCGCAATAGGTTGTAATCAGGCTTGTTCCTTTTTAAATTATTATGACAAGTAAACACTTACCAAAAAATAAAAAACAAGCAAGCCTAAAAATTCAATTTATTGATTTTTTTGGTTGATAGTTTTAGCCGATTAGAATTCGACGCAATTCGCCCATAACGCGCGCAGGTAGATTATTGACGTCGTCGAGAACAAAATAATTTTTATAATAATCTCCGACCGAGTCATCTAAAATGCCTATTCCAACCAATTCAACCTGCTTCTCACGTTGAATTTTGTCTGTTACATATGCAAGATGCGAGCCAGCGTTATTACAACCTGCGGGTTGGCCGTCAGATAGCACAATAATCACCTTGCGTTTTTCCGGCTGTTTCATGATGCGATCGACTTCATACAACAGGCTTTCGCCGTCAATGTTTTCCGACAAATCCTTTTGCGCAAACATTGCATATGCAATACGTTGGCGTACAACCGCATTAATGCGTTCATTAAAATCTTTATAAATAGGCATAGCGATCGGCCAAAACCGATCATAACCGAGATCTGATTTAGACATCTCGTACTGTTTATCCCTTTCCTGGATTAATGCCCTTTCTACCTTCGCATCATCATATGTTGTAAAACCAATGACTTCATGTTTAATGTGGAGCCTTTCAAGAGTTTCGGATAAGGCGTATGCCGATAGCATTGCTATTCTCATTTTTTCGCCGCACATAGAGCCGGAGTTATCGATTAAAAGCGAAACGACGGTGTTGTTCGCTTTTGCTTCCTCTCGATGCGTAAAAATACGAGGATCGTTTGTGACGAGTTTATAAAGCGATGGCGCATGTAATCTACCACGCTTGAAACCAGGTATATTTGCGACAAAATTCCTTGACGCCAAACTTCTTTCAAGAGATTTTTGCATCAAGCCCACCATTTGCATAACTTTGTTTTGCATTATAACAACCCATTCGGAATTTATTTCGGCTGGAAGCTTTAAAGGCTCAATTCGGTCGTAATCTCTTGAAAATACCGTGTATTCTGACGCGTCGGCCAACTTTCGACTGGCTTGAGATATTTTAATCGCAATTTTTGCCGACATGTCGGCGGCTTCAAGCGCGGAATCGGGGACATCAAAAATTGAACGCCGTTCTTGTCCGCCACCTACGCCGTTATTTTTGTTCTCTCTGTCATTTTTGTCACGAAGATCGCCGATTTCGTTACCTTCACCGCCTTCTGTACGATAACCGCCTGAATTAGAGTCCTCATCTGAATTTTCATCGGCGGTTGTATCTTGTTCGTCGTCATCACCGTTGTTGAAGCCGCCTTTGTCAGAATTTTCACCATCGGCATCATCAGAGCTATCGCTATCATCTGTGGTGTCACTAGAGCTACCCGACTTACTGTCGTCTTCTCCGCCTTCTCTATCCTCGTCATTATTTTCAGATCCTGAGCTAGAGCCGGAACTTGATTTATCTTCATCCTTGTCGTCGCTCTCGCCGTCGCTGTCGTCTTCGCCTTTGCTTTTGCCTTTCCCTTTACCTTTGCTTTTATCTTCGTCTTCGTCTTCTGCGCTATCCTCAGAGCTATCTTCGCCCTCACCTTCATCTTTGCTTTCGCCCTTGTCGTCGCCTTTGTCTTTATCCTTATCTTCTTTTTCAGACGAAGTACCGCTCTCGCCTTTTTCATCAGACTTGTCGTCGCCTTTTTCGTCAGACTTATCTTTGCTTTCGCCCTTGCCGTTGCCTTCGTCAGTTTCCTCAGATTGTTCCTCATTCTTGGCGTCAGGTGCTGTCTTAATATCAGCGCTACCAGTTTCGCCAGTTTCTCCTTTAGCGTCTAAAATGTCCAAAATATCGGCGGCAATCTGGGCTGTTTCTTTTGTTGTTCTGCAATTTTTTAACAGCAGCTTCGTCTCGGGCTTAATCATTGCGATGAATTGTTTGATAATTGAATTATCCCAATAATGATTATTATCCATAAACTCCTGCATTTCCTGATGACCAGCAAGAGCCCGCATAATTACAACAAGTAAAAGAAGAAACTGTTCGTTTTGGTTTTTTTTATCAACGCTTTTAAGCGCGGGAGTAATAATTTTGTCGAGAAAATACTCGCGAACCGAGTGTAAATTTTTAACGGAACCGGGAAATTCTTCTACGATCAACCTCTCAATCATCGTGTCCTCGATGATATTATGCATATTGATAAATCGTTCTTTGGACTTTTGGGATGATTTTTTAGACGATTTTCTAGGATCGCAGCCGTAAAGCGAAAAATCGGTAAAAAGAACATGCGCGACTTCATGATCAAGAAAGCCTTGAATTGCACGAACAAAATCAGCATCGGCGTCATCGTTAATCGCGGGAATATTAATCGACACAGGCTGATGTGTGCGTGTGTCTGCCCGCACGTATGCTTCCGTGCCCATTTGCGTCACTTTTATATTGCGCTGTACGAGCATAGGGATTAGCTTTTTTACGACTTCGCGAAGGACATAAATGTCATTTCGATTAGCTGCAGCCATGAAAATCTCCTAGAACTTAATTATTTGATTTAATTAATATAAATCAGCGTGAGTTGGATTATTTCAGGCTAATAACTTGACTAAGACCGCTCATAGGCGCGA